GTACGTAAGTTACTTTCCACCGTGCGTGTATTCGCTTCTGTTTGTTTCTTTGTAATTGCATCAGAAACAACACTAATTTCTTTGAGTCTGATATCAAGGCGCTCCAGTTCTTCCAATATCTTTTGCTTACCCTCTTCGATTTCAAGAAGCTGAGTATTTGCTTTTTCAACAATCGATGATTTGTGATCATCTGCAATCCCTTGACGACAAGTTGGACAGTCATGATTAGTCGAAAAGAATTCCGTATCTTTGCGAATCTTATCACCCCTGTTATCAATTTGTCTTGAAAGTGTAAGCACTTTCTCCAGCCGTGACCTTACCTTAGCCTGATCCTCGATCGAGTCCCGTAGTTGACCAATTTCCGTCTGTAGTTGGGTAAAATGTTTACTCGCTTCAACAATCTCCCCTACCATTACTTCGATTTGTTGCTGCTTTTGTTGAATCAACTCACCATTATTGCTTCTCAACACTTCGAGATGCGCATTTTCAATTTCGAGTTTATCTTCGGTGCCTTGGATAGCATAATCGTTATCCATAATCAATTGGCGGTTCAACGAAATCCTATCTTTAAGTAGGATGTTCATTGTTGTAAACACTTGGATATCAAGAATGTCTTCAATTATCTCACGACGGTGTGCGGCAGACATCTGCATAAAAGGAACAAACGAAGCACTACCAAGTACAACAATCTGCGAAAACGTTTTATGGTTTATCCTAAGGATCTGTCGTTCAAGCACGTCTTGGTGATCGTCACTACTGGCGTCCTTATCAAGAACAGTGCCGTCAACGCTAATCTCAAACAGCGTTGGTTTCGATCCACGTTTTACAATGTAAAATTTGCTGCCAATTTGAAATTCTATTTCGACATGGAGATTCTTATTGTTAATAGAATTAATTAATTGGCCTTTGTTAATCTTTCGGAATGGTTTGCCGAACAAAACAAAAGACAGAGCATCAAGTATTGTAGACTTGCCTGCTCCGTTTTCACCAACAATCAGGGATGTACCATGAGATGCTAAATCGATCTCTGTAAACACATTACCAGTTGAAAGCAGGTTCTTCCAACGTAGCTTTTTAAAAATAATCAAATGTTACTCCACACTCAGTGCTTCTTGATATAAATCTCTAAGTAAGGCCTCGAGTTGTTTTTTATCTACAATATTGTCGAGCTGTTGAATGTTTCTGGTAAGGATAGCCAATGTATCTTCTGTTTCACTCGTAATATCATCATCTTCAATGTTATCCATATGAAAGTGATCATCGACCACCTGAACACTATAGACACCAGCCTTTTCGAGTTTATCAACAAACATATCAAAGCAATATGGGTTAGTTTTATTGCGAACAATAAGTTTTACAAACGTTTCACTATACACACTAAAATCAATATTGACAACTTCACTGATTTGTTTATCGACATCATCATAATGCAATTTGTGAAAGATCGAATGTGGATTAGGAATAAACGTTAATTCACGTGTGTCAGTATCAAATACGTGGAAGCCCTTTTGATCTCCATAGTCCGACCATGTCATTTCATATGGTGTACCGAGGTAGTGGATGTTACCAACTTTGGATTGGTGATGAAAGTGACCTGACCATACAGCTTCAAAATTCTTAAAGATGTCTTTTGTGGTGCCACCCTGATGAACTGCACCTTTGTACATCTCAAACCCATCAATCTCAAAATGACCAATTACATGCGTTGCCTTGGTCGTTGCAATTGCATCTCTGATTTGTTGGTCATTATCCTCACACCACCATGGAACCATTAAAAAAGTAACGCCCCCAAGCTCTGTCTCCCACGGTGAGTTGATAGCATGGATGGACCCATATTCTCGGAGTAGAAGCTCAGGGGAGTTAACATCATTAGTATTCTTAAAGAACGTATCATGATTACCAACTAACATATGCGTGTTGTATGTATTGGCTCTATCAAAAAAGTACTTACGGCTTTGTAGAAGAGAATGAAAATTAACATACTTACGTCTATCGAATACATCACCTAATTGAATAATGTGTGTAACATTGTTTTGTTCTAGATATGGAAAAAAGACTTCATTATAAAATTTAGCAAAGAGCTTGTGAAAATGTGGACTGTCATTCCGTGCGCCAAAATGTGTATCGCCAAGCAAACAAATTTTCATTTTAGGAGATCTCCACTTTTGACAAGTCTTCTTCCTCTTCAATAAACAAATCAATACCTTTTTTACGCTTGACTTTCTTTTTATCTATTCCGGTCTCAAACGCTTTGATAAAGTCTGATACGTTTCCACTTTCAAAATCGATAGCACTAATGCTAAATTCATTATCTTCGCCTTGCTGAACAAGCTCATTAAACAACATACTATTTTCAGCTGTCTTATGCTTGATGTAAACTTGTTTCTTTTCTTTTTGGATGCGGCGAAGGAAAGCGTAGTATATAATTTGAGTAAAGTAAGCGAACGGGTTGTTTGACTTAGAAGGATCAAAATTGTCAAAGTAACTGATGCAGTTCTCAATCCCATCACTAATCATTTCATCTTTATATGAGTAATTAATAAAGTTGGGCTTTGTAGCTAGCCTCTGAGCAATTAATAAAATACATTCACCTACGTAATTGGGTATTTGAGGTTTACCACTATTAGTCTGTTTTGCTTCTTCTACTTTAGCTTTATATTCAAGTATCGTTGCATAGAGCTGTTTATTGTCTACGTAGTTTGCCATTAGTTTATAACCCCGTCAACTGGCATCATTTCAAGAATGTCTCTCATATATTGTTCCTTTGCAGTAGTCGTTAAGCACGCTTCGAACTCTGCATCAATTACCTTTTCCAACCTATCATAATAATCATCAACCACATCGTGGTAATAATCAGCGAATGCTTTACGTGCCGATACATAATTGATAATATCTGATTCTTTAAACACAATCGAATCAGACTCAGCAAACATAATGTAACGAACAAAAGAGACAGAGGGAGTAGATCCAAACACATACTTGTAATTAATTTGTAATGGCTTTCCAAGCACCACCAAATCATCTGTTTTTACCTCTACATCTCCAACAACTTCAATACCATTATTAAGTTTTAATATTGCGATCATACATCTCCTAACTTAATTGTGTAAATCTTGTATTCGAACTTCTCCTGGTTATACATTTGTACACGCTCAGAAAAATGACGAATAGTATGGTTTTTAAAAGACTTCCACGAAAGATCATCAGCGACATCATAAAGCACGGCATTTAATTTATCTTTGCTTGTCCGCAATCCCCTACCAATTGATTGAAGAACACGAACACGAGACTTACTAGGACTGCCAAATATTACATTATGTAGGTTTGGTATATTGATACCGGTTGAGAATGTTTTATACGACGCGACAATAACAGCATTGCTACTTGTCTCCACATACTTACGGATCTCTTCCCTTTCTTCACCCTCTACTTTACCATACACAATAAACACATCCCTGCCCGGGTTTAATGCTTTAATGTTATCATATAGTATCTTACCATGTTGCACATAGTTAAACAACAGCAAAGTGTTTTTATCCAGCGAAGTTGTAAGATTTACAAGGAATTTGTTACGCGCATTGTTCTGCACAATGTATGTTAGCTCTGACTTATAGTCAGGTTTTGTCTTAACAAACATCTGACGCATTTCTTCTGTGTAACTAAGAACAAGAGCTTTAATTTTAAGATCAGCTACAGTGCCAGCCTCCATTAGCTTGGCTGTTGTTGTCACTTGTTTGACAGGACCAAATAGTCCCTCCAACACTAGTTTATTAGTCTGTGTACCGTCCAGTGTACCGGTAAACCCAAAACGGTATTGACAATCAACCAGCTTCTCCATAATCTCGACAAGACACTTGGCTTTAAACTGATGAGCCTCATCACCAATGACGACACCATACTTGTCAAACCATTTCTTAGGTAGCTGGTATATGCTTTGCCATGTAGTTATCGTGAATACGGCGTCAGTATCCTTCTCCTGTCCGGAGAATATCTTGTGTATAAACTCTTTTGGGCAACCATATGCTACAAAATCAGCTGTCAATTGATGAACAAGACCTATGTTAGGGACAATAATTAGAATCTTCTTCTCAACAAAAAGAGTTGAGAGTAAGTAGATCATCAGTGATTTACCAGAAGCTGTTGGCGATAATAGAAGCGCTCTCTTTTTACGTACAGCATGAATAAACGCATCTAGTTGATAGTCACGTACTTCATATGGAAGTTGCAATGTCTTAATGAAGTCTAGTGCTGCTTTTTCCGGAAAGACATCCTCAGCAAAGTCGTTGGGGTTATCATATTCAATTTCATACCCACGATCATTTGCAAATTCAAGGACGCTATGTAATAAACCAGCATAAAGGGTGCCGCGCATAACATGAAATAAACGTATCTTCCCATCCCATATTTTGTTTTTAAACTTGGGAGAAAACTTAGCACCCGGAACGTTAAACGTGAAGTATTCACTTATTTCAAATGCTACTCCACTATCACAGTGGAGTTTAATATGTACGTCATTAAATTTCGTTACACGGATTACTTCTGTCATGCACCACTCTTGAATTTTTCCCAATCAATTGCGTTCTTTATTAAGAAGCCACGATTGGTAATAGTTTTAATTGCAGACTCAAGAAATGAGAGCTTCTGCTTTTGTATATCTATCTTTGCCTGAATAGCCTGCATTTCAGTGTCGCTATCAATGTAAATTGACAGATCTTGCTTGAGGATCTTTAAGGGGTTTGGTGACCAACCACGCTCCGCCATTGTATCCTGATCGAGGACACCCATAAAGTACTCATACTTCAATCTGTAAAGCGTTTTAAAATCTTGCTCTAACTTTTTCTGGAGTAGACCTTCTTGCACAAATAGTCTATAGTACTTGTGATGAAGTAGGGGTATACGTAAGCTCTCTTTTGCTAATTCACTACTATCCATGTGAGAGTCATTCTCCCACTCCATCATAATATCAACAAGTTTCATGTTGCAAAGTAATAGTAATTTCCACCTTGGAAAGGATGCCATGGAATGTCAATCTTTTGCACTCTTTT